CTAGATCAATTGAAACCTGCCAAGTTATAAAACGAGCGGTTAATGAAATGATCGGATACCCTGAGCTTGATAATGGTAAATGTATGGGATATTCAACAGAAAATGACGATGAACCCATAGAAAAATGCAAGCGGTGCAAGTTTTGTACTGTGCCATATGAGGAGGGCGGTAAGTGATGGCTAAAAAATGGGAATGCGTTGCTTGCGGTGATGATGTTGAAGTGGTTGACGATTACGAACCAAAATATTGTTGCAATGATAGAGATTGTGGTTGTGGCGGATATCCTGTAAACCCTGTATTTTGCGATAAATGCGATGAGAAAATATTTGGCGAAAGGGGCGGTAAGTGATGGATATTAGTTTAAAACATTGCCCTTTTTGTGGGAGCAATAATGTTTTAGCAAGTCAATTCCCGCTTGATTATCCAAATTGGAATGTGCGGAGCTTTGTAAGTTGTGAATGCGGTGCTGAGATGCATAAAGATGGCAATATAAATAATTGCAAAGAATGTATGTCCAGTGTAATAAACGCTTGGAACAAAAGGGAGGGCGGTAATGATGCCTGAGTGTGAACATGTTAATACAATGGCTGTTTACGAGAAGAATACGGTAATGTGCTGTGATTGTGGTATGGATATTGTAGATGACCTTCGTCAACAGTTACAACAGGCACAGATTGAATTAAATGATGCACAGGCATGGCTATATGATGCTGAAATGAGAAATCAACATATTTATAGTTGCATGGATAATCTCGAAGGAAAATACAGAAAGGCGCAGGCTACAATAGCGGCTATGCGTGGGGCGTTAGAAACCACAAGAAATGTTCTATATGATTTATCCCCTGTTGGCAAAGTTGACATGAATGTTGTTGCACCAATTATAAAAGCAATTAAACAAGCAGATAAAGCACTATCCACCACAGCCGGAGCCGAACTACTCGAAAAAATTGGACAGTTGGAACGAGAGAATAAGACTATGCGGAGCTGCGATAATTGCAAAGAGATTGTGTGGAAATGCAAGAAGATAATCGAATGCACCGACAATGATCGGAAACATTGGCAACTAGCTGAAAGGCTGGTGAGTAAGGGTGAGTGATGCACAGTGTTATCGGTGCGAGCAATCGAGAATTAAAGAGTGCAAGAGGTGCTCTGAGCAAAACGATAAGCAGTTACAGGCCGAAAAAGCCAGAGCAGATAAGACTGAGGCTGAATTAAAAGATGCTCAAGACAAGATTGTTCAGTTAAGTATTGATAGAGAAGAAGAGACCGACCTGCTTAAGGCTAGGGTGGCTGAGTTGGAAGAAAAGTTACGATTAGCTAACATATCTGCTGAACGAAACTTTAAGGCGAAAACAGCGGCAAGGGCAAAGGTTAATGCGTTGGTTGGGGCATTAGAAATAGCACTACATGATTTAACCACTAGCCATAACTTATTAGCGACAGATAGGCCGGATTTGGTAGACCTAAATAATATTATTAGCCGCGGAAGGGCAAAAATGGAGCCGATTAAAACGGCTAGCGGCAAAGATTTAATGTGGATGATTGACAACAGCAGGGCTATAGATATTGTTACAAAAGCCCTAGCCAAGGCAAAGGAGGGTGATAAATAATGCCTGATATTAAACCATGCACGAAATTTTTAAATTGTTCGCTCGAAGATCAATTTAGATCAATGGACCGTGAGATTGGTGAAGTTGAAGGAGCACTTATTTATTTTCTTCATGCTAAGTCAACTAGAAATGTTAATCACTTAGCAGAGGAATTGGTAGACCTGCAAACAGCTTGCGAAACTATGCTGGCTATACTGAAGGTTGATGTTGACCAAGTTCGGCAGCGAGTAATTGATAAGAATGCGGCGAGGGGATATTACGTGGAGGAGGCGACCGGCAATACAAAAACTGACTAACATAATATACAACCTGCTATGCACTCCGCCCGGTTGGCTTGCGCTGATCGGCGCGGGTATAGCGGTGGCAGTAGCGATAAAGGGGGCGTGAAGATGAAATTTTGTATATTGCAAGGTATTAGCGTAATAGCTACTGTTCTCCTGATACCTACGGACTTTTCACCAAATGAAAAACTATCGCTTACAGATATTTTTATATACGCTTGTGGATGTTTTCTAATATTAGCTTGTGCATTATGGATTAATGATAGTGATTTAATGGGAAACGAAAAGGGAAAATAGAGGTCAGTTTATTGAGGTGAGACTATGAAGTGTATCAAGGATGCAGAAGCAAAACTAAAACATTACAGAGATTTGAGTAGAGCGGTTAAAAATGCTCAAAAGGAAATCCATCGCATCACATATAGAACCGTTCCAAGAAAGATAAAAGCAGCGGCTATGGATGAAACTGGAGTAAGGGCGAATGTGCCCATAAACACTATGAATGAAATCTATCAATTAAACCGCTGGCAAACGATATTGAACGATACCGAAGAGGAATTGAGATTGATAGATGATATCCTTACAGAAATTAGCCAAGAACCAAACTGCGACCATTATAAGGACGTATTGATTATGTGGTATGTAGAACGAAGAAAAAAAGATGAAATCTGTGAGAAAATCAATTATAGCACAGCAAGGACTCTTTACAGGATACGAAATAAAGCTATTCGTAAATTCGCGGTTAGTATGTTTGGGATTGAAGCTTTAAATGAATTAATTGAAGGATGAACTTCTTTTTTTAACTATTAACGTACACATAAAAAGTACATGTAAACAATAAATGTAAACGTAAACATGAAATGGGAGAGTGAAAAATATGAGAGTGATTGTAGTAGCAAATCAAAAAGGCGGCGTGGGGAAAAGTACATTAAGTTGTAATTTAGCAGTTGCAGCGGCAATGGATGGGAAGAAGGTTTTAATAATTGATTCTGACCCACAAGGCTCTTCTGTTCAATGGAGGGCGCAAAGGGAATTAGAGAATGTAAGTGTAGCGGCTATAACAAGCAAAACCATAGTTAAGGAAATTACCAATTTTGATAATTTTGATTTGGTTTTTGTTGATGCCGGGGGGCGTGATAATGCTCTATTCCGGGCGGCGGTGTTAACTGCTGCTCATGGGATTCTGGTAATACCGGTTCTTGCTTCCGGGGTGGACGTATGGGCTACAGAAGATAGCTTTAATATTTTAGCGGAGGCTAGGTCGATAGGGGCAGAGATTCCGGCCTATGCAGTATTTAATCAAGTCAAACATAAGGCATCCTTAGTAGCGCAGGCAAAAGAAGCCCTGCAAGAACTCACCCAAGATAATGATGTTACTTTACTGAATAGCCGTGTGGGTGATCGTGAGGACTTCAAAAAAGCATATTTAAGTGGCCTTGGAGTATTGGAACATGCACCTAAAGGGAAGGCCGCTAATGAGATTAAGGAGCTATACAAGGAAGTTATGGCGATATTTGAGTAAAGGGGTGCATTAATATGGGGTTTAATAAAAAGCCAGCAGTACAACCAATTAGCGAAGATAAATTAGAACAGTTTTTGCAAGGTTCCAAAGATCAACAAATTACGGAGGAAATGGAAGAACCGAAGAAGAATATAAATGTAAACAGTAAACGTAAACATGAAACGTATACAGTCAAGCCGGATACAGGTATTGCAAGCATGATAGGCCGGGGAAGAGTGTTTGAAAGCAACTTTTCCCGGCAAACTGTATACATTCATAATGACTTAATTGAAAAGATTAGAGCTGCTTCATCAGGGATAAAAGGAGAAAAGACCCGGATTATTAATGCCGCTTTGGAAATGTACTTTGGGAGCAGGGAATAGCCGCTTTTGCATGTATATAGTGCGGCTTGGTGTGCTGATTCAATATCAAAACTGATTGGAGGTCAAGTAAATATGGAAAAGGATGAGATATTATCGGTATTAGCTGATATAAAAAGTCGCCGCCCATGTTGGAAATCGCGTTTTATCGAGTTGAAGTTAAAAAAACTAAAGGGACCGGATGCAGGAATTGCAAAAAGATTGACTATATCAATTGACCAAGAGATTGCTGATAAAGCAAATTTAGAAACTATGAGATATTTACTTGGCCATGAATATGGGCATATATACCATAACCATAGTTTATATATATATATTTATAGTATTCCGGCCTTATTAGTGTTCTGTTTATGGCCTAGCCCATTAAATGCAATTTTATTATTATTTCTTTTTTGTATAGTTTTATGGCTTTTTAGTGATTTCTCAGATTATATGGCTGATGATCTAGTAAAAGACATCTATGGAGCTAGCACGGCTATTAATGGGTTATTATGGGTTGGGAAGCAGACGAATACTTTGAATAATCCCCAGCGGATAAAAAGACTAAAGCGTATGGGGTGGGAAAACGATAGTCCTAATGCGTAAAAGCGTTAAATGATTATAAAGAAGTAATTTATCTTTAAAAAATATACTGCGTACGGAGAGGAAAACTTGTGGAAGATAAATTGAAGTCTATTTTCTCAAATGTAAATGATTGGCTTAAATTCGCGGAAACAAAGAATGCTTTAATGATTCCTTTTAGTGGCGTCATAATTTTTGGTGCTTTAGCTTATCTTAAAGCAGACACAGGAGTGCCAGCTTTTGTGAGATATTACATAATGAACCTAGTTATATTTCAAGGGTTAGCCTTAACTACAGTTCTTTGTTCTTTTTTGCCGCAGACAAAAATTGAGTGGCTATGGAAAAATGAAGCTTGTCAGGATGGTGACAACTTGCTTTTTTATGGACACATCAAGAAATATGATCAAATAAAATACCTGGAAGCCCTATATAAAGCGAACGAAAAGTCTCCAGGTAATTTCACAAAGATGGAAAAGGATTATGCAGCTCAGATTATTATAAATTCAAAAATTACTGCCAGAAAGTGTAGGTACTTCAAAATTTCGTTTTGGTTTGTTGCTTGGGCTTTGTTAACCCCGATATTAGGGGTTATTGTTTATTTGTTTATAGATCCGAATCAATAAGGGGGAGAGTTGAATGGAAAGTCATTATATTACTTATGATGTTGCAAAGAGCGCGGAGCGGATTGACAATATTTTAAAAGAAAATGATAGGTCATTCGAAGAGTTGAACGAAATACCTTCTCGTTCAAAACTTACCTTTACGAATGGGTTTTATGTAAATTGTTCGGCTATATTTGTAGATATACGAGGTTCATCTGATCTTACCGATAATCATAAGCGCCCCAAACTAGCCAAATTATATAGATCATTTATATCTGAAGTTGTTGCTATAATGAATGGTGAGGCTAGTTGTGCTGAGGTTAACATTAATGGGGATTGTGTATGGGGGGTATTTAAAACCCCATCCAAGCGTGACATTAACCTAGTATTTTCGATTGCGGCACAAGTAGCGTCATTGATTTATATTCTTAATTATAAGTTTAAAAAAAATGGTATAGAGGAAATTACTGTAGGAATTGGGATGGATTATGGGAGGGCCTTAATGGTTAAGGCGGGGTATAATGGTAGCACAATAAATGATGTAGTTTGGATGGGAGATGTGGTTAATCAAGCGTCAAATTTGTGCGGTTATGCTGAATGTACATACAATAATAAACAAATGATGGTTTCAAATGTGTTTTATAATAACTTAAATAATGAAAATCAAACGTTATTAAGTAAAAATTATATTCATGACTGTTATCATGGGGATGTTATAAATATATTTATGGAAAAGTGGTATAAGGAAAACTGTAAATAGAAAAATAACTACAGAAGACGCAGGAACACTAGCGTCTTTTTCTTTGTCTAAAATAATAAATATAAGTAATACAACTTTACAAATATAACTATATGTTATATAATGTAAGTAAGATAAATAATAAATTTAAGGAGCTGGTAAGAATGGATTTATGTTTAGCATTGATATATTATGATCAACTTTGCACAGCTTGGGGTAGAACCTCTAAAAGCTTTAATGTTTTCGCAGACCTTCTTGCAGAGCTTGAAAAAGAGTATGTGATTCAAAAGGCATATGACTTGCCGGAAGAAGTATCTTATGAGTTTGCCGATGGTTCAAGCATCGATATTATAAAAGGATTAAGCCATATGCAGGATAAGGCTGTAATTACAAACGGCATTGTTGCCGGGAAAAACTTCGATTGCCTTAATATTGTTTGCAATTATAAATAAAAGGAGCGATTAAAAATGACATTAAAAGAATTCAAAGAAAAACACCCCGGCGGCTACTATTTAAGAGCCGCTGAGGACAAAAGAAGTTTGTATGGAGATTGTGATAATCTGGTTGTTGACGATTATCTTTATCAGCCATTAAACGGCGTTTACACCGTTTACTTGATCGGGAGCCTTTGACAAAATCGCAGAGTGACGGCCTGCGGGCCGAAAATGCGGTCAAATTGGTAACCAATGAGAATCAAAGCGAAAGGGAGAAATTGATAATGACAGACGAAAAGCAACAAGCAATTATGGAAAAAGTCACTGCACTAATGGCAAAAACAGTGGAGAATGGAGCTTCCGAAGCAGAAGCAATGCAAGCTGCTCTTATGGCTCAAAAGCTCATGGTCAAATATGGTATTAGCGAGATACGGCTTGTGGAAACGGATGAAGTCGGGAGTGAAGTTATTGATACACAGCAAATATGGACACATATTCTTATCCAGTCCATTGCGAAACATTACAGGTTGGAAGCAATTCGTTCCACAAGATTTGTAAATGGATACAATCAAGGAATTGCCGTATTATATGGGCATGAATCTGATAGAAAAATTGCTATTGAAGTAATCAATATGCTTATGAAAGTTATCAAGAAAAATGCGACAGAAGAGAAAAAGCGCATTAGAAAAGCTTTGGGGCATTGCAGAAATGTTGAATATAGTTATGCGGTTGGATTTATTCATGCGGTTGTTGCTGAACTAGAAAAGCAGTCGGCTGCACTCATGGTCATTGTTCCTGAAGAAGTAAATAAGATGTTTCGGCAAGAGAATCCAACAACTCGCGCTCAATCATGCAATGTTGGGATGGTTGATGAAAGCCACTATGCGGCCCTTTCAATGGCTAAAGAAAAAGGTAGTCGGGATGGGCGCGAATTAATGAAGCGTAAAGAACTGGCTTAAATTAATATGGAGGCGTAAATCAATGATAAAGATTGAAGAAAGTTACCTTGTTCCTGAATTTTGCCCTCACTGCGAGAGTGAAAACGAAGACTCAATACTGTTTGATGGTAATTTTATAACGACGTGCCCTTCATGCGGCGAAAAGCTTCATATATGCGGAGAGTGCCTACATTATGGTAATGGAAAATGCGACTGGAGCGAAGAAACAGGTTGCTATAGAGAGCGTAACCAGGAGGTAACCCATGATTAACATACAGCTAACTTTTAGCAACGATGATGAGGTAACAATGTGTTACCCAGGAACATTAAAAGAAGCGAAAGCAGCATACATAGGTAAAAGCTTCAATCTTGGTATTACAACGGATGAAATGGAGAAGGTAACAGAGGTAATCCAATTGGACAAACCTAGTTTATTGCAAAGGATATGGAATACTAAGATTAAGTATTAATATGTTGGGAGGCATAAATCAAATGAACGAATATGAACAAAAGCAAGAGGAACGCCGCCAAAGGTATTTAGACATAGCGGCTAGTAAAAGAAGTGAGAGTGATAGGCTTTATAATCAGGCTCATAATATGGCATCGTGTATTCCCTTTGGTCAGCCTATACTTTGTGGACACCACTCCGAAAGCCGGGACCGAAATTTTAGAAAGAAAATCCATAATAAATTCGACAAGTCATTTGAAACCGCTAAAACAGCCGACTATTATAAGAATAAAGCTGCTTCCGTTGGAAATGGCGGTATATCTTCCGATGACCCGGACGCAGTTATTAAGCTAAAAGAAAAGCTGGCCAAGCTAGAAGCATCACAGGAACAAATGAAAGCCGCTAATAAATTGATTAAGAAGGGCGATGATGAGGGGCTAATAAAGATGGGCTACACGCCGGAACAAATTGCAAAATTGAATGAGCCGGATTATTGCGGAAGAGTGGGGTATCCATCTTACCAATTATCAAATAACAATGCTGTAATAAGGTCCACAAAAAAGCGCATTGAAGCATTGGAAAAAATGGCGCAAGTAGAAGACAAGGCTAATGAATATGAAGGATTCATGTACAAGGAAGAAGATAATAGGTGTCAGTTTGTCTTTGATGGAAAGCCGGAAGAAGAAATCAGAAGCATTTTGAAACACCACGGCTTTAAATGGTCACCATCGCGCTTGGCTTGGGTGCGTATACTGAATGGAAACGGTAGATATGCCGCTAAATGTGTAATAAAGAAGCTATCCGAACAGGGGTAATGAGTTTGAATGAATTAAAGGTTATAAAATACATAGTATTCGCGGTGCTTGTATTTTATATGGTTGTTGCTGTATATAAAGAAAATAGGTTAAACAAAACGGAAAAAATCATAGGGATTATCTTGCCGTAATCGTAATTTAACAAACTATAAAGTTAAAAGGAGTATAAATAAGTCATTAAGTAGTACATGTTAAAAATAGCCCGTCTCCTATGTATAGATATATAAATAAGAGTTATTACAAATTTACCTATATAACTCTTCGTTATATAATTATGACATAACGAAAGGGGCGATTAAATGTTAGCGAAAGTAATTGAAATGAAAACCGGATATATACCAGCTGGACGATTTGGTAATGATATAGTTAATGACTTAGCTAATTATATTGAAAAAGGGCTTCATAGCATGTTTGAAGATTTGCAGCAAAATGTTAATCAGCCAGATATGAAAGAGTTGTTTTCAATAGGCATGAATAAGGCTGTTGATCTATTTTACCAGTCAAAAACGAAAAAGGCAGAGATAAAAATTCAAGGGGACGAAATTATTTTTGTTAACTCATTCTGCGTAATTACCTATAACCCCATAAAAAAGAAGTTTAGCGGAAGAGATTTGACCGATAAAAATAATGAGCCAGCTTTTTATAATAAAACCCACAGAAGTCATAAAAAGGCCGCAGAATCCCTAAAAAGGTTATTTAACGATGAAATGAGCATGGATGATGCGGTAAGGATTTTAAAAGAAAACGGAGTTACATGTAGAACATATTCTGCTATGGATTAGACCGGATTTTTTCTGGCCTTTTTTATTATATGATAAGATAGTGACAAATTGGCAATAGTATTGCATATTATGTAATATGATAATATGTTTTAACTGGGGGCAAATAAAATGCCATATAAAAAGTATTTTCAGGGTGAAGCACCCGAGATAATTGATGAAGATAACGACAAATATCGTGATTATTGTTATAAGGGATGTGGCCCACAGTGCTTACCAAGATTACCATGCTTACCGGGGTGCTCTCCAGCTTGCCACCCAAAATGTTGTCCTGAGTGTAGCCCAGGGAAAATATGTTTCCCCCAATGTTGGCCTAAGCCCTGTCTGCCGGATGTGTATTGATAAGTTATGTATAAAATGATATTTCGGGAAACATGTAAGCCGCAAACCTTTAATGGTGTGCGGCTTTTATACTATTAATTCTAGTTATTTTTATTGACAAATATAACTATATGTTATATAATATAAATAAGGAAGGGGGGATAGGATGGATGGATAATAACACTGGGGTTCCGGTAGTTCTGCTAATATTCCTAGCAATACTCGGCATAATCAAAGCAATATTAGAAGTACTAAAAACCCTAATAGAACTGCTGGAAAAATTGAAAAGCCCACCTCAACCGCCATCGCCTCGCAAGCACAAGCGGAGAAAGTGAGCCAAACAGGGGAGGGAAACCTCCCCAAACCCCTAATGTTATTATAACCATTATCCATAGAATATGAAATGGGTAAATCTTGAATATTTGTTTTGGTTAATTATTCTTCTTTGGCTATATGTCAGGCAATGGCCTACAGGGAGTTCATTACAAAACGTTACGGATAGCATTCTGATTATAGCCGCCCTATTATCTTTGTTTAGGTACTGGAGAAGGTATAGAGCGAAAAAATGACTAAGGTTGATTCACGCTGGGAGCCTGTCAAAAATGGTATATAGAAAAGTTCGTATTTACGTGGTAATATTGTAAATGAAAATATAGCTTATAGTAATAAAACCTCTTGCAAAATAGCAGGAGGTTTTATTTTGTGAACTTTTATAGGGATGGGTGAAACCGAATGAGCGTGATTGACTATGCCGAACAGGAACTAATTCATTATGGTGCCATGAAAAGATCGGTAAGGGTAGCAGAGTTTAAGATCAGCAAAATATTGGAGAAATATACGCCTAGCGAATTACGGGCCGTGAAGATGGACATTACCGGAGTTCGTGGTAGCGGTAATGAATCAAATACTATTGATGCAATGCTTGAATTACAACATTGGACTGAGATTAAGAATGAAAATGAATCGGAATTAAAATTTATAGATAGCCTACTTAAAGAAATAGACAAAGAAAGCGATCTTCCAATTTTCGAAGTGATTAGTCTCTGGTACATCAAAAAGAAAAAACGTGATGAAATAGCGGAAATACTTAAATGCTCAGTGCCGCAGGTGTATAAGGTGAAGACGGAAGGTATTCGTTTGTTTGCTATTTCTATGTATGGTAAAAGGGCGGTTGGCGTTATTTGAAGCGTATCCGTCTAACAGGTAAGAGACAGGAAGAGTTTAACAGAGAAGTCCATGAACGTGATAACTATACATGCGTTGTTCCTGGCTGTGAAAATTATGTACCGCTTGAAGAAAAATATCACCACGAACCCTGTGGAGCATACAAAGAAGATGTAATCTATAAAGCCGTTTGCCTTTGCTATAAGCATCACCAGCAACGGGAAAGTAAAGATTGCGCTGCGGTAAAGACGGCCTGTCGAGATTACTTACGCAACAGATACCATAAACAATGGGAAACCATGTTTTGGGCATAGGAAAAGCAAGGCTCAGTTAGGGAACTGATTAACCGCTGATCAGGCGGAAACCTTGCGCTTTTATTATACAACAAAATATAAATAAGAGCAATACCTTTACAAAAGTATAACTATATGCTATAATTAATACATAGATTCAAACTGATCACTTGAATTATACATACTTTAGGGGGTATAAACAAATGCAAACTTCGAACTATGCGCTATGCGGAAGAAATCAAAATGCGGTTGGCATAAGCCAGGGGATTCCCAAATGGTTTACTGGAAGGATTTATAAAAAACTCGCACCATCTTGGAATATGATAAAGTTGCCGGATGCCCAATATACAGTGGCATACAACGAGATATTAAGCAAGTTGGATGCCCAGCAGGTATATGAGGAATTAGGCGAAAGTGCAATTCTCCTATGCTATGAAAAGCCCGGAGATTTTTGCCACAGGCAATTAGTTGCGGAGTGGTTCAAAACGGAATTAGGAATTTTAGTGCCGGAATATGAAAAGCCTGAAATTACAACTCCTAAGAAGAAGCCGGTAGCAAAGAAACCGGAAAAACGGGTAGAAACGCAGCTTACTATGTTTGGTTAGCTTGCGGCAGAAGTTCTAAGGTAGAACACTCGCCTTCCAGGTGAGAGGGTTGGTTCGATTCCAGACTGCCGCTCCAAAAAAAATAAAAAGAGCGCGGGCGTGCAAAACCATAACGGCAGTCCTTTAAAAAGGTGGTAATCCCGGTATCACTTAGGGAAAACTGGCGTGGTTCGCTCTTTCTAATGTATATTAGACAGCCAATAAAACGGCTGTCTTTTTTAATTGGGGGTGGGAGGTTGTTTGTAGGTTCAATTAATCAGGACATGCGAAGCGTACTGTCTGAAATGGCAGAGAAATGGAGGGATAGGAATGTATACGTTGGGTGTTCCGGTAACTTCACCGTAGAGCGAATACTATTCCAAGAAGGAATTAAGAACATTTATAGCAATGATGTTTCGATGTATTCCTGTGTGCTTGGTGAATATTTGGCCGGAAATAATTTGAAGATCGGAATTAAAGATGAAAAGTATGAGTGGATGAAAGAATATATGCAGGACGGTATTCCTTTGATCGCTACCTTACTTGTATTTAGTGCAATGAGTGGGTTTATAGGCAGAAAAGAGCCATATTTCGTTAGAAGCCTGCAAGCATACAGAGAAAATTTCGCAAAAATACATGCGAACTCTGTAGAGAAGATCGCTAAAGCCATAGGGGATACTCGAATCAAAGATATGTACCGAGGGGATGTATTGGACTTTTACAGAAATGCACCTCAGGACAGCGTTTTGGTCAGTTTTCCGCCGACATACAAAGCCGGATATGAAAAGTTGTATAAGGAAATGGAAAGGGTTTTTAGTTGGGAACCGCCTGACTATAAACTGTTTGACGAAGATAGCTTTATAGAGCTATTGGCCCTTATGACGGAAAAGAAAACATGGGTAGTAAGTCGTGACCATGAAGTGCCGGAACTTGAAGGGCATTTGCAGGCGATGGTTCAAACCTCGTTACGTTCTAAGCCGGTATATATCTATTCGAACCAGAAGAACAAAAAGCTAACCATGCCAAGTATTAAGACGGAGCAAGTGAAAATTCCCCGGCTTCAGAAGGACATTACCGGAGACATAAAACTAATCAAGCTAACACAGGGACAGTTTGACTCACTAAGGGCACAGTATCTTGGGAAAAACATTGTTCCGGGTTCTTCCTCTTATCGATTCGGTCTAGTTGATAACAGCAGACTTTTTGGAGTGCTGGCTTTCAATAGGCCGAATTTTGATATTATGCCAAATTTAATGTATATGATGTCAGACTTTGCAGTGGCCCCTTCCGAATACAAGCGACTTTCTAAGCTGGTGGTAGGGATTGCGGTATCCAAAGAGATACAGACCATATTACAACAGGCAATGGGGAAGAAGGTAGAAAACATACTGACAACGGCCTTCACTGAAAAAAATGTCAGCATGAAATATCGTGGTATTTTTGATATTTACAATAAGAAAGAAGATCAAATAAATTACCATGCACATGCAGGGAAATGGAGTATTAAGGAGTGTTTCGAGTGGTGGAAGACAAAACACGCGAAAGTATAGACCGTATTAACGAGAAGCTTGGAGATCAACCATATAAGCTGGCTATTGTGAATGTAGATGATATTAAGCTGCTAAAGAAAAATGCCAGGAACATGGACAAAAAGACATTCCAGAACCTTGTTGACAATGTAAGGCGTGACGGTGGTCTTTCCTCTGCGCCTTATTGCTATTTGGATGATGATGGTAAATATACGGTATTGTCCGGTAATCATAGGGTAATGGCGGCAAAAGAAGTGGGGCTCACTGAAATATTAATCATGTATTCCCCAAAGACGCTATCAGAGCAGGAGAAGATTGCCATTCAACTATCGCATAACTCTATAGTCGGTAAGGATGACATGGCGATACTGAAAGAGCTATGGGAAGAAATAGATGATTTAAACGAAAAGTATTATGCCGGACTGGATGATAAAACCCTGGAAGAATTGAAGAAGGTCGGGTTGTCTGCCTTGTCCGAAGTTCCTCTGGATTATAAAAGTGTATCGTTCATGTTCCTGGAAAGTGAAGCTGACCGTTTATTGGACACGCTGGAGAAAGCGGCGAAAGCCATTCCTGTGGACGTTAGGATAGCGGCAAGACTGGATGATTTTGAAAGGCTGATAACCGCAAATACAAAGTTGCAGGCTGCATACAACATAAGAAACGGTGCAGTTGCCCTTATGAAGCTATTGGACATATTTGAGCGGCATCAAGAGGATTTGCAAGAAGGTTGGGTTGAGGAAGAGGAAAAGAAGCAAAGGCAATGGGTTCCTCTTTCAAGTATATTTGGAACCGATCAAGTGCCAATTAGTGTCGCAAATATTATTTTAAAGGCAGTAAAAAAGATGGTTGACCGGGGGGAAGTAGGCCAGAAAAACAAGTTTCAAGCATTGGAATATCTGGCGGCTGAATACCTTGCGGGTGAGTGAGTTGGTAAATCGACATTTATTATAATATATATATCAATTTACCAAGGTGTGTTAAAAATCCAGGTAATACAAGGGGCCAAGGCATTTAGCAGGAGGCAATGAATTGACACTTTTTATTAAAAAACAGGCAATAAATTGCCTCATCAGAAGGGGGGTGATAGCTTGAGAAAACGGGTTCAGATTATTACCAATGATGGGGAGATAATTACCGAAAAAAATATGTCCTATACTAATGTTATGGGAGAGGATGGTTATAGAATTCCTTACCATAAATCAGGGGCAAGAACTTTTGCTGATATTTCATTTCCGAAAAGTATGTCAGATGCAGAAATCGGGAAAATGACAAGATTAGCAAATCTGATGATTGGTAAAACAAATATGCTGGGCTATAGAAAAGGCCGAGGTATAGAAGCCTATACGGAAAATGAGATCATAAATATTGTTGGTTTACAGCATCGACAGGGAAGGCAATTCCTACGAAAGATGTATGATCTTCGTATTATGAGAAAGACGGAAGTCGGGATATATATAAATCCTAAATATTTTATGACAGCAGGTCAGCGGTTAACGTTAGACCTGTTTTTAATTTTCCGGGAAGATTTAAAGGGCTTTTTACCTGATTGGGTTTTGAGTGAGTTTATTAGACAAGCATCAATAAAAGCGGAGGTAAAGAAGAATGAAAGGCTATAGAAAGCATAAAAAACAAGCTAAGTATGTTATTCGCCAGAATGAAATGAAAAAGCAGATCAAAGAACATATGCAGTGCATGGTGAGTGATGGCGAGTTAGTTATACCTATTCAGTATGCGGAAGACGTTAAAAGGTATATGTCAAATAGTGTTAAGGTAGTGACAAATTCCTGTGCTGAAAATATAGAGTCAAATGATCGGCTCATTGAAGCAATACGTCAGTCGAACAAGAAAAGGAAAAAACGGCTTTATTTCGATATTGCTGTGTATGCTCTATACGTTATTGTTTTGTTATCTATGATAATATTTGGAATTAAATAGGGGTGGCAATATGGGAAAGGCAGGACGTAAGGGAAAATATGAAGAGTGGCTAACGGAAGAAGGCTTATTCAAGATAGAAGGATGGGCCAAGCGTGGGCTTACAGAGTTGCAAATCGCCAAGGACTGCATAGGGGTAAGCATGTCAACCTTGAGCGAATGGAAAGTGAAATTTCCGGAAATAGCGGAAGCTTTAAAAACTGGTAAGGTCATACCTGATATGCAAGTCGAAGGGGCTTTGTTCAAAAATGCTATGGGCTATGATGTGGAAGAAACAAAGGTTGTTGTGGACAAAGCTGGACAGCCTATTCGCATTGAAAAGACCAAGAAGCATATTAGACCAGATACAACAGCGCAGATATTCTATTTACAAAACAGGATGCCGGATGTATGGCGAAATGTACAGCGGATAGAACACAGTGGGCAGGTAGATACCAATGGTAATGAAGAGGCAGAAGCAAAACTCGCCGAGACAGAGGAAGGGCGAGAGCTACTTAAACGGATGTTCGAACTTAAATATCAAAAATGAAATGATAAACTTTGCCCGTGAAGATTACGGCTTTTATGTCCAGTATGTTCATAATGGAATATGGAAAAGGGCAAAGCACTTAGACTATATCAACAATCACCTAAACATGGTGGAAAAGGGCATCATAGATAGGCTTATGATATTCATGCCACCGCGACATGGTAAAAGTATGGATGTTACAGAGACTTTCCCTTCCTACTTTATCGGAAAAGACCCAGAACGATGCATTATCGAAGTCTCATATGGAGGAAAATTCGCAGAAAGGTTTGGCTATCGAAATAAGCTAAAGTTGCAAGAACACGGAAAAGCCATATTCGACATTGAGTTAGATAGGAGCAATAATTCAAAGACAGATTGGGGCATTGCCGGACATCGTGGAGGAATGGTTAGTGTTGGTTTAGGAGGGGGAATCACTGGTAAGGGCGCGGACTTACTACTGATCGATGACCCTATAAAAAATAGGCAGGAAGCCGATTCGCTAACGTATAGGCAGCGGCTTTGGGATGAATGGCAGAATACCTTGTTGACCCGTTTACATCCGGGCGGCAGGGTTATTATTATTTTGACACGCTGGCATGAGAAAGACCTAGCTGGACAACTCCTAGAAGAAGAAGGCCGAATAGAAGACGGCGGTAAATGGACTGTTATTGATTTACCGGCTATTGCGGAAGCTCCTGTTTGGGATGATGAAAGAAAGAAGTTCAAAATTTTCCCGGACGCATTGGGCCGACAGACGGGACAGGCTTTGTGGCCGGAACATGGCTACGACGAAGAATGGGCGGTAAAGAAAAAACTAGAAGTCGGCTCCTATACATGGTCTGCGCTATACCAACAGAGGCCAACGCCAAAAGATGCAAAACGAATGTTCAGGAAAGAATGGTTTACCATTGTTGACGATTGGCCAAGAGACAGCAGGAAAATACGCTATTGGGACTTTGCGGCCACAGAAGCCAAGAAAGGGAAAGACCCCGACTATACGGCTGGTTGTTTCATGGCTGAAAAGGATGGACAATATTGGATTGTGGATATGCGCCGGGACAGGCTGACTCCGCTAAATGTTGAAAGGTTGGTCAAGAGTACAGCGGAAGCCGATGGGAGAGCAATCCCCATATTTATAGAGCAGGAAGGTGGAAGTTCTGGTGTATCTCTGATTGACCATTATCGCAGGGAAGTTTTGAAAGGCTTTACTTTCTATGCTGATAAGAAAGGGGTAAACAAAGAAATACGAGCTATGCCACTTTCAGCCGCCGCAGAAGCTGGCAACGTGTTCCTGGTAAGGGGCGCATGGAATAAAGACTTCTTGGATGAAATCGACTTGTTTATGACTGGTATGGAAGATCATGATGATCAAGTGGACGGTGCAAGCGGTGCTTTTGAGAAAATATCTTCTGTTCCACAAACGGATGCGTTGGCAGTACCAATATTGGCTGACAGTGAATGGACAGGGTTTGACTATGAAGATGAAGGGGATGATTATTAATGAATGAAGATCAAGAAGACCCAAGCTATGCGCCTACGGTAGAAGTCGGAAACTCTGGGCTAAACCGTGTAGACGGCTGGGTAGAAGAAGAATGGCTGAAAGACCTACGGGGCAGAAAGGGAATCCGCAAATACAAAGAAATGCGGGATAACTGCTCAACAGTTGGGGCCATTCTTTTTGCTATTGAAATGTTGGTCAGGCAGGCTAGGTTTTTTGTAGAGCCAGCCAGTGACAATGACACTGACAAGGAAGTAGCTACTTTTCTTGAACAATGCCTATTTGAAGATATGGAGCAGACTTGGCAGGAAACCCTTGCTGATATTCTCAGTATGTTACCGTTTGGCTGGGCCTTACATGAAATGGTATTTAAAAAGAGGCTGGGGGATACCGGGGTAAGGGAAACGCAGTCCAATTTTGAAGACGGCCGCATTGGTTTCCGTAAAATATCCATTCGAGCGCAGGAAACATTCTGGAAATGGGAATTTGACGATGATAATAACTTACTTGGTATGTGGCAACAATCGCCGCCAAATTATGATCTGGTATTTATTCCAATAGAAAAGTGCCTGCTATTTCGGTATAAGACGCATAAGAATAACCCGGAAGGCGTTTCTATCTTGCGTAATGCTTTTGAGTCTTATTTTTATAAGTCTAAGATCATGAAGATCGAAGGCATAGGCATAGAAAGGGACTTGGCAGGCTTGCCAATGGCAACGGTTCCTTTGGATTTGCTTTCTCCAACTGCCACGAAAGAACAAAAGGCCAGCCTAAAGGGTATAAAGAAAATAGTCGTTGGCCTGCGCCGTGATATTGTGGACGGAGTAGTATTCCCAGCGGCTAAGAACTCAGAGGGAAAGGAAACAGGATACAGTCTATCCCTTCTTTCTACAGGAAGCAGGCGGCAGTTTGATACTGACAAGATCATAACTCGGTATGAGCAGCGGATAGCCCAAACGGTAGCCGCTGATTTTATTTTCTTGGGGCAGACGGGGGCAGGAAGTTACGCATTAAGTACCGATAAAACAGACTTATTCGGGCTGGCAATCGGAACAATCCTTGATGTTATCTGTGATGTGTTCAATAACAAGGCTATTCCGCTATTGTTTAAACTCAATGCCTTTGCTGGATTAAGCGGATTGCCAAAGTTGAAGCATGACAAAATTGAGCCTGCGGATATTACGAAGTTGGCTACATTTATTCAAGCTCTGTCTACAGCAGGAGCAGAGTTGTTTCCGAATGATGCCTTGTTAAATCAATTGTTAGAAATGGCTGGGTTGCCTCAATTGGATGATGACACCATAAAGGCTAGAGCCAAACAGCGTGAACAGGACGAAAAAAACGCGGAAGCACAGCTTGAAGCACAAATAAATGCAGCTAAGAATCCGCAACCCCAACCAAACAACCAGAACCCTGCCAATAGCTCGCAGAATGGCACACAGCAAGCCGAAAATGAAGCGGTAAATAAAATGTATGTAAGTATCACAAAATCAGACGAAACCCTCATGAAGAAGCTAAGAAAGAATTTTCAAGGGGATTTAGAGGATGATTTAGACGATAATCTAAAAGTTTTTATCCAGAAAGCTGAAGAGATTGGCGTAGCTGAAAAGATTCTTGATTATATACAAACCCACGATTTTACATCTGCTTCTATAATGCAGACCTTATCCGATGGCCTGAGTAAATTTTATGGTGTTGGCTGGAATGGTGGATGGGGCAATATATCCAAGGCCGCAGAAAAGGCAGAAGTAACGGTAACAATGGATAGCATGGTGGGAAGCCAAATGATTGCTGACTATGCGGAAACCAGAGCAGACCAGCTTATTAAAGGGCTGACTGATACGACAAAAGGATTTGTCTATAAAACTATCTCTGATGGCATTGTCGATGAAAAGCCGTGGGAGGACATAAAGGATGATCTGAAAAAGAATTATGCTTTTTCAAGTAGCAGAGCTGAGACAATTGCTAGAACAGAATCGGCAGTAGCCTATAATACCGGCTATGCTAAAGTCGGGAAAGAAAGCGGTTGCGTTAAGTCGCTCATGGTTACCGATGAGGCTAATTGTGGTCGGCCTATATGTACGGAAGCCAATGGGGAAAAGCCGCTGGAATGGCTTGCAGAACATCCGATTGGTCATCCGAATTGCACAAGGGACGCAACGTATGTATTTGACTTCGGGAAGTTTAGGTCTGTGGATGATGATGAATAGTTGAATGTAAACATTAAATATAAACGTATACGGTAAACGTACACATTAAAGGAGGTAAGGGGCTAAAATGAATAATCGTAGGAGAATGAAAAATAAGGCAATGTATTTTACTGTTAGAGGTTTTAGAAAACGGTGTTTTAATACCTTAGTCCAAATGGCAAACCAAATTGTTACGTCAGCGCTAAAATCGTGGGAGGGTTATGTAAAATGTATAAACTCAGCAATGTCAAAATAGGTCCTAGTGATTATGTTGATGATGGCTACGGGAATAAATATGGCTTTGGCCTTAGTGTTTCAATGGACGGCAAGGAAATATCAGGCGTAAGAAGCGCAGTTGTCAAATTTGGAGATCAGGAGTTTCCGGTAGTCACACTCGAACTAAATGCAAATGTTGAAGTAGAAGGATTAGAGAATGCCCAAGTTAAGGAAAAAAATGAATCGATTAATATTAGTTTAAATGCCGTTGATGCAGAAGCGGTTAAACAAGCACTCAATAAGATTAATGGACAGGGCTATAAATTAACTAAAGCAATTGGAAAGTGGGGTCGACCATAATGAGAGAGTTTATTCAGAAGAACGAAATGCAGCGGTATACCCTTGGTATTGTATATGAGCCGGACACTGAGGACTTGCAGGGGGATTTTGCCGATACAGAAACCATAGAAAAGGCTTGTCATGGATTTAATAAGACTTTGCAGGCCGGAAATGAAATAGCCAAGGCCCAAGGAGAAATTTTGAAGAAAGCCTTTGAATTACTGAACAAAGGGGCAAGTACCGTAGAAATTGACGTTACGGAATTGCTCGCAGAGGTTAAAAAGGGTACTATGGCTTTGGGGGATATGCACGAAAGCTGGACAGGTGAGTATGGAGATATAGTCGAAAGTTACATCATGCCTGTTGATTGTGAATTAGACGATCAGCCGATAAAGAAAGGAACTTGGATGCTCGGGGTTATATGGTCCCCGGATTATTTTGAAAAAATCCAAAAGGGAGACATAACTGGCTATAGCATGGGTGGCATGGCAATTAGAAAGCCTATTTCGGCACAATAAAAATATAACTATACACTATAAAATAAAATTTGTATTGCAAAAATATAACTATCCGCTTATAATGACCGTAGGGTAAAGAAGGTTGGTGCTAAGAAATTAGTGCTAGCCTTTTAATTTTTATAACTTAAATTATTGGGTAAGAGGCAGCTAAACACCACGAACGCGCGGTTCATATGGTGGCCAAATTTGATAAGGCTGTCTGCTGTGTAGCATGGAGTGCCTAATCGGCTGAAAGGGTGGCGAACAGCAAAAAACATGATTAGGGTTAAAAGATCAGAACTTCGGTTCTGGTCTTTTTATTTTTACAAGTAAAGGAGGGAAGCAGTATGCCTAATCAACTAACTAACTTAAAGGTTCATGAAGTGTCCGGTGTAGATAAAGCAGCAAACGGTAAAAAGTTTCTTGTTGTCAAACGTGCCGGAGATAATGAACCAGAGCATGAAAACCCCATAAAAAAAGCCTTTAAGGCACTTGCTAAAGCCTTGGACTTTAACGGGGCTTTGGCAGAAGACCAAAAACAGCAGGCGGATTGGGAAGCCGAAAGCACTCTTTATGATGGTATTTGGGCGTTGCGTGATTCTATTGATTCCATACGCCAGGATGATACGATCACAGACAAAGTAAGCGCGGCTGTTCAATCTGTTATGCAGTTTGTAACCTTTTTGCAGAATAATGCGGTCATTAAGGCCGGAAAGAAAATTTCCGGGGAGCGCATGGGCAAGTTGAAAGACCTTCATTCGCAGTTAGGTGATTTAATCACCGGGGCTGATGATGACCAAGAGCCGGAAGGTACTGAAGATGATAACAAAGGAGCTGATAATGTGGCGAAAGGTAAATTTCCTGATGGACACCCGGAAGGTTGCATGTGCGATACATGCAAGGGAGCAAGAGAAGATGTTGCTAAATCCCTTGAAACCGCAAAGGGACAAATCCCAGAAGAATTTGTAAAACGTGTTGAATCTCTCGAAAAGCGCAATTCGGATTTGGAAGCAGAACTTAAGAAACGTGATGAACAGGCCAAGGAAGATGCTATTAGAAAATCTCTTAGTGGTCTGGCAATCGGCGTAAATGTTGATGACATGTTGCCTGTTCTGAAGTCTGTCTATGGTACAGAAGCCTATGATAAGATGTTGACTACTCTAAAAGCCGCTGACGAACAGGTGAAAAAGGGTAATCTATTCAAAGAAAGTGGCCGGGATGGCGTTGTTGAAAGTAATGTGGAAAAGCAGGTACAAGCTCAGGCGGCAGAAATCCAAAAACGGGATGGATGCACAAAAGAGCAGGCTATAACAAAAGCATTGCATGAAAACCCAGGACTATATACCGAGTGGAAAAAGGAAGGTGTTAAGTAATGGTGGGTGAAAATGTCGTACAAAGATTGACACTACCAGCAGGTGCAGATTTATCCGATTCGCAATGGCTAGTTGGTACGCTTGACACTTCCGCTCAAGTTATTGTTTCCACTACGGCGGCGGCTGGTGGGGTTGGAATTATTGATGAGCCTGTGGCAGCAGAAGGCCGGGCATCCAGCGTTATTACGTTAGGGGTGGCGAGAGCCTATTATGGTGGTACGGTAACGGCTGGCGAAAAACTGACAAACAATGCCTCCGGCCAGCTTGTAGCTATTAGTGCAACCACTGACGGAGTAGTTGGTATTGCTCTGGAAGCTGGTTCGTCAGGTGAAGTGCATAGTGTGCTTTTGAAATAAAGATGAACTCCAGGATTTAAGATCGCTATTTAGCGGTCTTTTTTTATTGCAAAAAAATATTTAAAAGAGGTGGAATATATGCCAGGAAATCCTTCATCTTCGCAGACTCATGTTAACTCTATGTTGACAAATATTAGCGTTGCCTATATTCAAGATCAAAGCGACTTTATTGCTGACAAAGTTTTTCCGATTGTTCCGGTGGAAAAACAGAGTGATCGCTATTTTGTCTATAACAAAGACGATTGGTTCCGTGATGAAGCGCAATTGAGAGCGCCAGGAACGGAATCTGCAGGCGGCGGCTATGATATTGACAATACGCCAAGCTACTATTGCAATAAATACGCTTGGCATCAGGATGTTTCAGATGATGATCGGGAAAATAATGATGACCCATTAAAGCCGGATGAAGATGCAACGGCCTTTTGTACTCAAAAGCTGCTTATCAAACGTGAAACCTTATGGCAATCAAAATATTTTAAAACCGGTATTTGGGGTAGCGATTATACCGGGGGTAGTACCAAAAGCGGTACGCAACTTTACTATTGGAGCGATACCGCAAATGGTACGCCTATTATTAATATCAGAAATGCGAAAACTGATGTAAAAGAATCTACCGGTTATGACCCAAATACGTTAGTCCTTGGTCGGGATGTTTTTGATGTATTATGCGATCATCCAGTTGTTTTGGAACGCATTAAATATTCACAGAAAGCGGTTGTTACTACTGATCTGCTGGCATCCTTGTTTGATATTCCGAGAGTGTTAGTAGCAAATGCTGTTGTAAATACAGCATATAAAGGGGCTACTGCAAGTAACAGCTTTGTATTCGGCAAAGGTGCCTTACTCTGTTATAGCGCACCAAAACCGGGCCTGCGGGTTCCTTCTGCTGGGTATACCTTTGCTTGGAATGGACTGCTTGGTGCTGGTGCTTATGGCAATCGCGTAAAGAACTTTCGTATGGAAAACCTTGAATCAGACCGTATTGAGGCTGAAATGGCTTTCGATCAAAAAGTAGTTGGTTCTGATTTGGGCTGTTTCTTCAGTGGAATCGTAGAATAGGAGGCTGGTTTCAATGGCTAATTATATTGCGAATGGTATTGTGATTTGTGGTGGAGTGAGCTATAAGAGCGGGGCTACCATTAAAGACCCGGAAAAAGCTAATAATTTTGCTAATTTAGTCCGGGCTGGTATTATTTCTTTGAAAACGACTGATACCAGCAAAACGGACTCGGCAGATACAAGTAAGACAGCGACTGAGACAACCACTAATACTGCCGCAGATACCAGCAAAACAACAGATTCAAAAGCCACAGATAGTTCCACTACTAAAAGCTAGTTAGGGGTTGATGGCCTGTGTCATGGACATATGACAATCCCACGGCAAGCGAAAAGGATGAGGTTCGGTTTATCGTAGGTGATACGGATACTACCGATCAGCTTTTGACTGACGAAGAAATCAATTACCTACTGAATAAATATGATTCGGTGAATGAAGCGGCTTATCAGGCCGCTTTATCTATTGCCGCCAAGTTTGCAAGGTTGGTTAATATCTCAACTAGCAAAACAAATATTTCCTATGCCCAACAGTATGAGCATTATAAGGATTTAGCAGCAGAGCTATATTCTGCTTTGCAGATTACTCCGATTCCTTACAGCCGAAGTACAGAAGTTGATTTACCTCCCAGTTTAGACAGGGATTTTGAGGATGATGTATATTGAGCATGCTGTCTAAAATGTATAACCGGACAATGACGGTAAAAAGAAATGCGGTTTCTTCTACGGATGATGCCGGGGAAGAGCAATTAACACAGAATACTATTTATACAGACATTCCTTGTTATATGGAGCCGGATAGCGGTAAGTATTTTATGGCAGGGCCAGGATTAACAGATATTAATTATCAAATTGTTATATGTGATTTAAATGATACAAGCGGTAATCAATATGTGTTTAATAAAG